ATGCGAATTACCCTCCTGAACATATCCACAGAAGGACCCAAAAAAAATATATTATTGTGGATAAATTCACCCACCACCTGTGGATAACTATTTTAATTAGCTTGGGTGTCACTTAAGTTATATTCTTTTCTTTTAATACTTAGGATAAATACCAATGAACAATCAATCAGTCTCACCATCACGCATCAAGACAAGGCATGTGTATGTAATAAGCTTTATGTTTATAGCCGCCTACCTTGGCAAGCCATCTGTTGACCGTTATCTACAGTATAAATATTGTATGTCTGAGATAGGCACTGATAGAGTCTGCATGGTAATGAGCAATGTTATGACTTACTTTGGTAACAACTAACTATCTAGCTGTCGCTAATGCTTTGCGTAATGATGCTACAAAGTGACGGCTTGAAACTTTCTTGGCTGTACTGTGTGCACGCTCAAAGAATTTAAATATCTTTTTATACTGGGCTTTCTTTGGTGCGAAGAATGCTAAAGGCTTAACCTTACGTGCCATCTTCTGAATGACTACCCCGTTTGCAACATAGGTCTTGCCTTGCTGCTTAAGCTTACTTAGTTTATTCCTTGGCATGTTGCCGTACTTGTTCTGTGCGCTCTTCCTTGGAATAAGAACAGTCTCACCGCTACGAGTGCCGCCTTCAATCTGATACTTAAGGTACTTGGCTTGTATTGGTTTAATCTCTACCGATGAAGAAAGGGTTTTCTTATTAGCTCGATTTATCTTGAATGCTTTTGAGGTGAATGGTGTAGGCCTATCAATATCAGCATTAAGTTGCCTTTCAACACCTATTTGAACATCCTTAGCTATTTCATTTGCTGCCAATACTGCTGCGAACTCGACCTGCTTACCAATCTTAGTAAAAGCTTTATCAAAGAATTTATTAAAGTCTTTAGCTGAATTCATTGATATGCACCTTTTATGCAGGCTATTGAAATATAACCCTCACGAATTTTGATACTTTTATTCAGTTATTCACTTTTGATATGAATGGTTATTCAGTAACAGGCTGACTAAACCAATACAGTGCTGCTGGACTAATCTTATGAGCAACGTGGTTTTCTATGTGTGTTGCTGCATGCACTACAGTTTCAACACAATAGTCTTTAGTGGGGTCTTGCCAATCTGCGTTAATGAGGTAACCGAACATTCCTAGCATATCGAATGGCATGCCTATTCGTGCTCTGGCTATGCTTACATCACCCTCAATGAATCTTATCTCATGATGTGTGTAGCGTTTGCCAAAGCCTTTTAAGCTATTTAGCTGAACACCGTAAGGTTTCTTGTATTTAGTATTGAATAGGCAGTGCAGTATCCAGTCTGATATTGGTGGTCCTACTGACTCTATTACTTGATTACCATCTATAACCGCTACATGTGACCAATCGCCCCATGTTAACCAACGGATTGTTTTACTAACCCAGTGGTTGTTTCGGCCAAAGATGATAAGCATATCAATGTATTGAGCAAATCTTTTCGTATTTGTTAACTAAGTGTTTGTTGAACTGTTGGAATTGGTTTACTTCTGCTCTTAAGCCGGTGGCAAAGTCTATGCTGATAATGTGGTTTAGTAGCTCGTGGGCTGATATGCCTTTGATGCAATATGCAGCGGCATGGACATTAACCCCATAAAGAATATCGTCAACACTCTCACTAGCTGTTAAGAACACAACTTTAATATGACTGGTTAGCGGGTTTGTTTGCAATAATTCGCATAATTCACGCCCATCAATGCCGGGCATGTTCATATCAAGTAATGCAATACCAGGCTTATGGGTTATAGCTGCTTCCATAGCGTCTGCGCTATTGCTTACTGCTACATAGTCAATCTTTGCTGAATCCAATGCAGTAGTGATGATAAGCATCTCAATTGGGCTATCTTCAACTACTAAAACTTTTAACTTATTCACTATCACGACCTGCGAATGTAAGCAAAATTTTATTTATTTGGCTGTTGAATGATTGAGACATTTGAACGTTAGCCATTGCTGAGTTCTTCATATCAATTTCCAAGCTATACAGTCTTTCGATTATTGGTTTAAGTTGTTCTTTTGTGATCGACTCAACAAGCTTTTCTTGTTTTGCAATTATTGCTTGAGAGCGCCAACCCCAAAAGGTTTGTACAATCCACCACAAGCAACTAAGGAAGAATGCTACAACGGCAAGAGATACACCGATAAATTCCCAGTCAAAACCAAACATTACTAAACCTTATGGTGCGTCGATTTTGCCATCACCGGCAAAGTCAAAAGAGAATTTTAAAAGGGCTAACAGTGGTGCAACGAATGCAGCAACTACTACACCATGCCCTGTTGTTATATCATCAACGGTTTTGATCCACTCGTATATTTCCCAAGTCATAAAGCCAGAAAAAAACATGACTATGCAAGATATAACCCTTGGGAAAGTGCTTAATCTGGTGATTTGATTCACTCTAAAGCCACTTATCTACAAGCTTGTCGAACTGTTTAGAAGAACGTTGAGCAAAGTACCAACTTACGGCCGTGGCTGTTAAGCCTGTTACCATAAGAATTACAATTTTATATAGGGCCATGATGTCAGTAGCGGGCAAGCTAGCTAAGCCACCTGTTAAGGTTTCTAGTGCATCCAGTATTAAGTATGTCTGATACATAAGAACGGCTAAAATTGCAGGGCGAATGAATGCCTTAATTGCTTCACCGATGCCGCTAGATTTTTGGCTTGTGCTAAATGCTTGTGCTTCGGTTTTATCTACTGCTAATTGGCCAACAACTTTGGCTTCTTCAATGGACATTTTGCTCAATTCAATTTGTGACTTTGTATTAGCCTCAATCATTGCTCTTTCGTGATCGAGCTTCATTTTTAAGGTTTGGCTTTCTTCTTTTTTATTAAGCCATCCAAATAAGGCACCAAGTAATGAGCCAAAACCAGCGCTACCAAGTAATTCGAGAATCATTGCCACTCTCCAGTTTGAAGTTGTTCAGCCAGTTCGTGCGCTCTCATGCCTACTTGAACAGCGTAATGACTGTTTAAAAGCTCTACTGCTGCCTCGTCGTAATCTTCACGCTCTAATGCGTTGAGCATGTTTTTAAAATTGAGTAGGCCATTAACGCCTAGATTGAAAGCCATATTGACTAATACAGCTTGTCTTGTGCCTGAGAAGGCGCGAAAACTTGGCAGTCTGCGCCTTAATTCTTCTTCAAAATAAATAATGTCGTTATCAAGCATAAATAAAGCTTCTTGCTCTGTTACGCCCTTAGCTTCGAGATTACGACCTACACCAATAGTTAACTTGCCTGATGTGCATTTATACGGCTTTAATTTAAACCCTTCATGCCCTACCAGTTGGGTTTTTAATTGGTCATAGTTAATCATTACGAGCCTTTAAACGAAAAAACCCCGCACTAGGCAGGGTAAACAGGGAAGCAGAGTTGTTGCTTTATTAGATAACTCTCGCAACAATAGAAAAATACTACAACAATTTTAGGGTTAAAAATCCCTGTTTATTGTGATTTTGAAATTAATTAACTAAATCGTACCTAATAACTGGTTTTCAGCCTCCCTTGTCCAGTAATTATCTTTGATTTCTTTGGGTAATTCGTGCATTTGATGCATGTGTTTGTACTTTGCTGATACCGCTTTTTTGCAGTTAGTCGATAACTTATTAATGGCAATTGTTGTTAGCTCTATGTGTTCGGGTTCAAATACGTTATCAGATAAGTGACTGAATAAGTGCAAGTCGGATGATGACCATATTTGAGTTCTAAGCATGTCACATATACGGGCTGTAATAGATATGCTAGCGTATCCTGCGCCTAGCTCTTTCTGCGCCCAAAACTTGCCCCATACATAGAGGTTAAATTCAACTTGCTGTATTTTAGTTATCGGTTTCATTTAATCCCCTAAGCAGCTTTTTTGGCTTCTAAGCTTATTTCGTTAACAAGGCGGTAAATATCTTCAATCTCAAAACCTAAATCACGTCCAATTTCAAAGACTGTTAAAAACGATGGTTCTATTTTACCGCATTCCCACAGAGATAGTGTGTTTTTATGTACCCCATAGCGGTCTGACAGCTTAACTTGTGAATAGCCTACCTCTAAGCGCATTCTACGAATAACAAAACCACCTCTTGCTAGCATTTATTCGCCTTTTTGTTCGTAGTGCAAACCATCGTTGCCGTTGCTGGCTATTATTTCTATTCGCTCAGGTGATGGCCAATCACTAGGCTGCGGGTATGCCAATTCCTGAAGATGTTCTTCGCGCTCTTTGTTGTAGTGGGTCACTCTACTTCCTCCCCTGTGTATGGGTTAAACCTGTAAGTAATCGTTACAAGTTCAAAATTAAAACAAGGTAGGGTTTCTATGTTGGGTTTCATGGCTTATTTGCCTTGCATCTATACTCAAGAAGGTGCTTGAAAAGCAGTTCAGCGTACTCATGAAACTCACTACTGATCATCATTTTCGGTTTTTGTTTGAGATAGAATTCATAAGGGCAACCACCGAATTTATAACTCATTGCCATCCAATCAATAACCATGTGGACAATATCCATATAATTACTTGCGGTTTCATGATGATGATGATTATTTTCTTTGTGATGATCCCAAGCTTCAGTAAATCCACTTGCTTCTTTATCACTATCTTTAACCGGGAAAAAATTGTCACGGTATTGCACAAATTCAAACCTAGACAGTTTACTTATGTCATGAGCAACCACTTCATTCTTGAATGTATGCCAACTCCAATCATCGCCAACCCAATGCTCTTTCCCGTCACAAGCATCTGACAGTTCTGAGAACGCCTGTGCAACATGCCTAAGATGATCTTCTATGTAATCTAAATACTTCCTTGTTGATTCGATATAATCTTGAGCGCCCATCCTTTCAATGTACTTTGAATACTCTTCTACATTATTTGACGGCTCTACTTTTCTTTTAAAAAATGCCAATACTGTTTTCACGCTGCTAACCTCTCTACTATTGGTTTTAACTCTCTAATGCGTTTATTCATGCGGCTAAATATCCAAAATAAGCCGCTGAACGAGTATCTTCATTGCTCTTTTTGTCCCAACCAGTAACGCGCTCGAACTTGGTTTTATCTTTTGCCCAATTTCCGCTCCGTGGCTTGTGTAGAACGTATTTAATCCCGAAGTGCTCTAGCATTCTCACTAACTCTGTTTGCGACTGCTGGCAGGCTCCTACACGTCGAGCAATGCTCATATTTATACTTGGGTTTCTGGTTTTATTTCTCGCGTAAACAAAGTTGTTAGCGCATACGTCCTCAATTGAAAAAATCATTTCTTCATCTTCTTTGCGCTTGATGATTTCCTCAATAATCTCAATTAGGCTGAATTTTCTTAAGTCTGCTAACCGTCCATTGGTGTAAACCGCTACACCATGTTTTTCTGTGTCTGGGTCAATGCCTATTACTATTCTCATGCTGCCACCTTGATTAGCTGATTAACCATTTCTAATAATTCCAATTCAGTACCAAAGTCAGATTCAAAGTTAACCTTGCTTTGATGTATGGCGTTTTTATCGTGTCGATGATGGCGAGCACATAGCGGTATAACGTGATAATTATCATTGCGCTGCCCCATCCCCATACCTGAGCGAATATGATGCAATTCTGCTGGAGTATCGCTATAGCCAATGGTGCGGCATGCAATACAACCAAGTGCGGCCACTTTTGACAGATGATGCTTTTCAGCTTTGGTTTTTGATTTAGCCATCACTTCACCGCCCTATATTTATTCAAAAGGTCTTTAAAGGTTTGCTGCTCTGATGGGTCTAACTTGCTTATTGCAATATCAACCCCGCCACGGCTTATCTGTCCGTTTTTAAGTTGGTTGATTAATAAAGCTGCTTGGCGGCTTAACTCAATTACTCGCTGCTCTAGTGGGGTAAGTTTGGATATGTTCATGCGACATTCATCCATTGCCAATCCGGATCGGTTAATCGAAAACCTAAACTAGTAAAGTGATTATGAATTTTGTCTAGGTACCGCTTTTTTTGCTTAGTCGTCATTACCCGGGTAACTGGGAAATCTAACGGCTCTTGCATCATTGCTAATTTAGTTTCGTAAGGTAGCGGCCGCATGTGCTTGTCGTAAGCATCTGCAAAGGCTGGATGCTCTTTTGCTATCTCAACACCAAAGTGAAGCTTGCAGTAACCGCGATATTCTTCTCTGGTCATATCGCCCTGATCTTCTAGTTCACCCATCCATAAACGCTGTAATCTGTTTTGCTCAATAGAACGAGGCGCACCGCTTTGAATAGTTACCGTCATAGGCCAAGGTAAAGATTGCAGGCGCTTAACTGTTTGTGCCCTGTCATATTCGTTTCTGACTGAATAGGTGGTCATGCGGCTGGCTCCAATATGTCAAAAATACTGGTTTGATTTGAAGCTTCGCGGGTTTTATTGATGACTGACATTGTGCTGAAAATGTGGGCTATAACATCAATCGTCCAGCCGTTGCCAAGCATCTTATAGCGCTGCGTGTTGCTTACATGGTTAGTGTAATTGTCAGGAACAGTTTGAAGTCTTTCGCACTCGATTGGCGTTAGTTTTCTGTAGTTTAAATTTTCAACATTGTCATTTAACGCAAATTTAGGCACATGAGCCGTTATTAACGTGTCTGATTTAATTGCAGTTGGCTTTAAAACGCGGCCTAATTCAGCAATGCCGCTTTTTGACTTATCGCCGCGGTGGTATCTGTAGCCCCTTTCGTCTTCGGTGACGCCTTTTATCCTGTCATTAAACGTAACAACTAAATTATCCTTTTGCACAGTACTAAGGCAGTTTGTTTTATCATCCTTGCGTATTTCTATGCGCTGGATTGTTTTTAAGTCTGCGTTGTAATCGTCGCGCTTTCCCGTTTCAGGGTTTATTTTACGGCCTACCATTTGTCCGCATTTAACAAAATTATTATGCTCCCAACTATTAGCCGATAAAGTTGGCGTTTTACTTACCTCTTTTTCAAAGCTCTTGTTTTTACCGCGTGGGGTTTGCTTCATAAAAACAAGTTGCCGGCGGTTTTTCTCAAAATAGCTTTTTAAATTGCCACCTTTGTAATAACTGGCGTCTAGGCAATGCGACTTTTCACGGTCAACAAAGTCATTTTCAATAATATCAGCCAAGACAATCCCTTTATCCTCTGGCTGCTCAATGTGCCAATTAGCCCAGTAGTAACGCTGGCGATTCTGCGCGCTTAGTAGTGAAGAATTGATAAAAATGGGCTCAACACCTAACTGCTCACTGATAACCGCTAAATACTCTTTTTTCATCTTCACGTTTTCGAGCATAAATTTAACTCGAGGATTTAACGCTTTAATGTGGTTAAGAATATCAACGTAAACAAAAAACAGTTTCGAGCGCGGGTCGTCAAAGGCTAATTGCTTGCCTGCAAAACTAAACCCTTGGCATGGACTGCCGCCAATCAATAAATCAATTTTTGACCAGTCCAGGGCCCACTCACGCCACTAGGTTACATCGCCCAATTGAATTGTTTCAGGCCAGTTAGTTTGTGTTACCTGGATGGCGTATTTATCCAATTCGCTAGCATAGTATTTTTCAACTGGTATGCCGGCGCGTTCAAGGGCGATTCTGCCGCAACTCATTCCGTCAAATAATGAAAGTACGTTCACAACTCCACCCCCAAATCTTCCAAAATCCATTGATTTAAATCTGCGTTCATTCTTTTGGCTTCTGCTCGTTCTTCTGCTTCAGCCTGGCGCTTTTTTAATGTCTCTGTTCTATCAAGCTTTATTTGTTTCTGAGTGTCAGTGAAAAGCTTGGCTTGTTCGTTTGAGTAAATAGAGGTCATGCGTTAGGATTCCTATAGTTATTGAATTGCATATACTTGCCTTGCCAAACAACTCGAATGGTTCCTATAGGGCCGTGACGGTTTTTCTTTAATCCAATTTCGCACATTAAAGGGTCTGCGTTTTCGTCATAAACCTGCTCTCGATAAACAGTCATAATCTGATCAGCTTCTTGTTCAATAATCCCTGAGTCTTTTATGTCAGACATACCAGGGCGCTTATCTGAACGTTCTTCAACTTTGCGGTTAACTTGAGCGAGTGCAACAACGGGAAGATCTAGCTCTTTGGCTAAATCCTTTAGGCGCATGGTTATGTCACCGATGCGCTCATGTGTTGGCATTCTCATATCTTCGTGTTTGATTTTTTGAAGGTAATCAACGCCAAGCGCATTAATTTGGTTTTCGTGGCGCCACTTTCTGGCCTGTCTTTCAATGTCAGCGATCGACATACCAGGCTTATCATTTATCCAAATATTTCTATCTTTCAAAAGCCCTACAGCGTTACCAAGCTTTGACCATTCTTCGTCATCAAGCTCTCCCGCCCTCATCCTTGCGCCATTAACTGAGCCGTGAATTGATAGGAACCTTGAGCCGATCTGTGAATGGCCTTGCTCTGATGAACAGATGCCTGAGCAAATTGATTCATCCCTGCTCATTAGGTTAAGCAGTAACGCGGTTTTACCCATTGCAGGACGGGCGCCAACAACGATTAAATCCGTTTTGTGCATGCCGCCAGTGATTTTGTCTAGCTCTTCAATGCCAGTAGGTAAGCCAGTATGTTTACCTTCTGACTTAACGGCCTTTTCAAGCTCGGTTATGGCAGTATTTAACGCTTCGCTGATGTGGTAGTTATAAACTTTTGATGTTGTATTGAGTTGCATTAGTTCGCGGATGGCGCGATCAACACAATCAAACCCGTGTATTGAATTACTTTCGTTTAGCTCAAAACTTATGCGTCTAACTTCGCGCACCTTCCAAAACTCTTTAACTTTTTTGGCGTAATCTTTCCCGTTAACAGCGCTTGGTGTGTTGTGGCACAGATCCGCTAAATAGGTAAAATAATCTACGTTTTTGCGATGCTGAAGATCTTGTTCAAGCGTCAATAAATCAATTGGCGATCTGTCTTTGTAAAGTCTTAGCATTGATTCAAAAATCAATTTATTGTTTTCAAAACAAAAGATTTCAGGCGTTAAATCAATCTCAGACAAAAGCGTATTGTTGATGATGATGGCGCCAAGCGTGGCAGACTCAACAATGGCCGTGTTATTGACCTCTCCGTTAGGCGTGCTCATTTCTGCATACCTGCTGCGAGAGTGTCAAAGTTAGCCTTGGGGCTTGATTGGAACTGAACAACGTTACCAGGTGATTGTTGAGCGTGCCATTCTTGAGCTTTTTTCATTCCGTTTCGCCAAGTAGCAACCCAATCAACGTATTTTTTACCGTTAGCGAGTATGTAATCTTTCCACTTGTCAGTGGCTATGACTAAGTCAACTGTGATTTTATTTTCAATAGCCCATTGCTGCATAGATTCATTAATCGAAAAATCGCGGGGCAGTGCGGTAGCACGACTATTCCCTTCCTTTCCCTTCCTTTCCCTTCCTTTCCCTTCCCCTTGCACGCCACTTTCACGCGTGCCTGACGCGTCAATTTCTTCGTTTTGTTCTTGTTGTTTTGGGATGATCGACAAAGATTCGCGGTTATTTATGACTTGATGCTGAGTAAATTTAGGTATTTGTGCGTATTGCTTCCCATCTACTTCATAAGTTATCACCAAGTCAGACGCTAATAATTCATCAACTGCCTGATTAAAAGCGGCATTATCATCACCAGGGAAATAGCGTAATTTTAATGTTTTTGGCTTCCAGTTAAGTAGCCCATCACGATCAGCTTCACACCATAGTGAAATATAAAAAAGTCGGGTTAGTGGTGATAGTGCAACAATATCTTCACTAGTGAAAAACTCAGGTTTAATTGTTCTGATTCTTGCCATTACATCACCAGCCTTAAAGGACGTTTAGCGTCCTCTGTTTGCTTCATTTGATACTCAGCTTTGATAGCGTGGTCGATAAGCTGTTTAAGCTCTGTGCGTGTGACTGAGGCGGTATTTTGATTCATGGTTATTACCGTCTCCTTGCCTATAACTTCAAAGTTGATTATTTGTTTAATTTGGTTCATTATCTTTCCTGTGTTTGATAATTAACCCGCGAGACTTTACAGAGTCGTTTGAGCGGGTTTTTTATTGCGTGTTAAACGCCCTCATACTGCGAGGGCTTGATAAACTTCCAAAGTGCAGGCTTTGGCACCTAGAAAGCCCGTTAACTAGACGGGCTGGTAAATCAGAACTGGTGTGGTTTTGGTTACGCTAAAATATATTTATTCATAGAGCCTCCAAGTTTGATTAATGTAATTTCTAGATGGCAATCTCTTGCACCTAAAATCCCCAGTGAAGGGGCTTAGATTTATAATTCAAATGGCATGTGCTACCTCACCAAACTGATGTGATTGAAAACATCACCCTGCTTTAATCACGTTCATTGCTATAACCACGGCCAAAACAAATAAGGCCACTACAACCCCGCTAGTTAAATATTTACCTCTGTACCAACCTTTGCGCTTTTCTGTGTATTGAATGTCCATGCTAAATCCCTACAAAAATGGTTAAAACAGCGGCTAGGAACAACGCAAATGCAAAGCCTGCGGCTGAGTACTTAATGAACTTGTGAAACTCCATTACGCTGCACTCAGTGGGTTAAAACTGGAGTCATTGGCCGCATATACATCAGCCAAGTTAGTGAACTCGCTTAAGCTAAAAATGTTGATGGTTAACACTGTTACTAGATTCATTTTCTTCCCCTTTTAAATTCCCTCAAACCGGTGATAAGCTGGAGTTGCGAAAAACAACCTAAAACCGGAATGAGAGGAAAACTAATGGCTATGTTTGATAACCAATCTATTGATGTCCCCTGCGGCAAGTGCGGCAGTAAACAAAAGAAAACTATCCGATGGATAAAGTCTAATAAGCAGATGCCCTGCTCTTGCGGGGCTATCACTAACCTCGAATCTAGCCAGTTCACTAAGACCATTTCCGACTTTGAGAAGTCCATCAAAAAACTGTTCAAATAACGCCTTAGCATCCACTGAAAGCGAATCAATACTTAACTTGGCCTTTTCTATTTCTGCAAAGATTGGGCTTGTTTCATCAATGCTTATTTTTAAAGCTAATGTGATCATGCGGCCTCGCTTTTAACTTTTAGATTTGCTTTTAGCTTGGTTAGCTGCCCTATTGCATCGTCTGTGCATTTAAGTAGGTCACTTGCTTCTTGTGCATCAATTCGCCCATCATCCAAAGCGGCTTCTAGCAAGTTGCCAAATTGAGCGCCTAGACTGCATCTGCGTAAGTGAAGTTTTATGATGTTTTCGTCTGATACTTCTGAGGTTGGAGCTTTATATAATTTAAGGCCTGCATCATTTGCCAAGCCTTCAATCAAAATATTGTCACCAGTTAAAGCGGTTAGCATTGAAATGACTTCAGCGCTAAGTTTGTGGTTGTCGTTATCAGGGTTAAGACGGTCTAAAAGGGTTTTATGAGTGGTACCAACCTTAGGAGCCAGTAAATCAATCCTGTGGCGTCTAACGAACTCACGTCTTGCCCATTCCAACCCCTGAGAAAGTTCCGTTTCTGTTCGCGTGAATTCATTTTTCATATTAACTAACCTTTGTGTAATGTTTAAAAGCGGCAAAAAGAGATGACAAACGAATTAACTGGCTTTTTTGAACCTATGTTCTGGGTAGACAGTCGGGTTAAGTTCAAAACAAGAAACCCCCGTCTCATCTACAACAGCAAAAACACTGGTGTGAGGAACAAAGCCTTGAGCTTCCCACTGCCTAACCGACTCGTAAGAGACTCCAAGGCGCTTACGAAGCGGCTCTCTACCACCTGCAATGGAAATAGCCTTTTGAATACCGTTCATTTATTAACTCCTAAAGTAATTACAAGTAATACTTGCTCAAATTACAAGTTAATGCAAGTTATTCTTTCATATTTTTATACAAGCGTTTCTTGTAAATTGGAGTTACTAATTAATGAGAGATATATACATGGCTAACATCATTGATAAGCGAACGCCTGAGGAAAAAGCTAGACAGGCCGAACAAGGTCGCAGGATAGTTAAGTTAAGGGATATTAAAGGCTTCACTCAAGATGAACTATCCAGGGCAATCGGATTAAGTTCGATCACAGCTGTGCAAAATTGGGAACATGGGAAAAATGACGTTGCGAGAAGAAATCAGTTGCGACTTGCAAAAGCCCTAAATACCACTTTTGCGTACATTTCCACAGAAACGGACGACCCATCACCACATAGCAAGAACGTTCAATCTAACGCTGTTCACGCTGGAACAATTGAGCCATGGGATAGTCGCACGCCAATACATGACGATGATGTGAGTATAAAATTCATGATGGATGTTGAATTAAGTGCGGGTAACGGTAGAGAGCCAGGTGTGGAAAACAACGGATTTTCTCTAAGGTTTGCCAAGTCAACACTAAAAAGATGCGGGGTAGATCCAAATTCTGCTTACTGCGTTAAAGTAACTGGCGATTCAATGCAGCCTAGACTTTATGATGGTGATGTCGTTGGTGTTGATACGGCATCTAAGAAAATAGCTGAAGGCAGCACTTATGCTATAAGCTATTGCGGTGAACTTATGGTAAAAAGACTACTAAGAGAAAAACAGGGTGCAGTAATAATTAGAAGCCTTAACCCTGATTATGAAGATCGGCTTGTTAGTTCAGATGATCGAGACGAGTTAAGCATCATTGGTAGAGTGTTCTGGCACTCAAGTATTTGGAATTAAGTATTTATGAAAGATATCAAAGAAGAAGCTTTAGAAAAAAATCGCTTTCAAGATGATCTTGATAAAGCTGAAGGTGCCATCAATGTAGGTAGTACGCTAAGCGGAATAAGTACATTTATACATATTGTTGCAGTGATCGTTTTATTTTATTTTACTGGAACCCCAAACGAACAAACTATTTTTATTACAATAGGAATAGGTCTTGGAGCGCTTCTATCATGGGCTATTATTCATTCAATTCTAAGTATAGTTGTTACTAATGGCTTAACAGCCAAGCACGTTATTTACCAACCATCTAAATAGACCAAAAAATAAATCCATGTTAAACCCGCTTAAAGCGGGTTTTTTAATACCTTAAAAATAATTTAAAAGTTTTTACAAGATTAACTTGTATTAATCAGAAATGCTTGTATAGTTAGTTACAAGAATTACTTGTAAAGAGTTAAGTTAATCATGAACATCAACTACGCACTACTACTAGCAGCTTAGGAGCGTTTATGGAAATTCAATGCAGTTTTGCATCAATGACAATTAGCCCGTGCAATCAAAAAACCATGGAAGTTTTATTGGTAGATGTAAGGCATGACCTGTTAATTGAGCAAATCATCCAAGAAAAAGGAGTTGAGTTTGTTTTACAGGCCATTGGCAATGAAAAGGCTATAGCTGAGTTTATGCAAGCTAATGGCTATACGGTTTTTAATTCAAGCTGGAAGTTATCGGCTTAACAAGTAAGGGGGAGATGATGAAAACAGAAATATTTAAAAGTCACAGTGATTTTTTAGGGCGAGAAGATAAAAATTTGAATGGTGTTTCTGCTGAATTTGCAGAATCACACCCTGATTTTGAAGAAGATAACAAGTCAAATAAAGGTTGCTGGAACTGCTCTCGCTGCTCTCGCTGCTCTGACTGCTATCGCTGCTCTGACTGCTCTGGCTGCTCTCGCTGCTCTGACTGCTATCGCTGCTCTGACTGCTCTGGCTGCTCTCGCTGCTCTGACTGCTATCGCTGCTCTGACTGCTCTCGCTGCTCTGGCAAACAAGGTTCAAAAGATATTTTAGCAATACCTAAAGTTGAAAAGCTTAATCAAAAAGTTTCGATTGCTACAGATGGTGATAACTCGCTAGAAATGGGGAACTGGCACACGTGCGATACCACTCATTGCTGGGCTGGCTGGATAGTCCATTTAGCCGGTAGTGAAGGTTATAAATTGGCTGAAACCACATCAAACGAATTTGCGGCCATGATGATTTTTAAAGAGTCGAATGGCAAACCGATTAGCCCTGTTAATTTTTATCTTGGCAATGAAGAAGCTAAAGCAAAGATTGATGAATTAGCAAAAGTTTAAACCGCCCTCTTTCGAGGGCTTCAAACCCGACTAGACAAGTTCACAAGGCTAACTAGTCAAAAGTAAGCAAAACAAGGATATCTGACGATGACCAATTTAACAATACAAGCAAGCTCAAAGCCTGCTTTATATCTAACCAAAGAAGAAAGCGAGCTTTTGAATTTATATAGCACGCTGCTTGATATTAAAGCCCGTTTCAGCAAACCAGGTTCAATCATTTTAGTTTTAAAGATTCATTCAAGCATCACAGAAAGCGGCTTTAAGTTAATCGTGTCAGTGAATGTAAACGGTGAATTGCGAAAGCGCCCTCCATTTGATTATTCAATCACTGGAATATCAGCAGCAATAAAACACGTTTGTAACTGTTTATCGTCAGACAAGGATGTCACCCCACAAGGAGTAAAAGCAGCATGAGTAATCAATTAACTGAATGGCAAGAACAAAACAAATTTTTAGTAGCTCGCGGCATTGATGAATCAACATGGGGCGCTTTGTGTTCAAGCATTTACCCGGGCGCAAACCCTGACTCAATTGTGATGGCAATCGACTACTGCAAAGCCCGCAAACTCGACATTATGCTTAAGCCTGTTCACTTGGTGCCTATGAGCATCAAGGCTGCGGGTTCTGACAAGTATGAAATGCGTGACGTACCAATGCCAGGAGTTGGGCTTTATCGTATTCAGGCAAGTCGAAGCGGTGATTATGCCGGATCAGATGAACCAGAGTTTGGCCCATTAATCACGCAAGAGTTTACAGGTCAGGACTACAACAAAAAAGAAATCAAAAAGACTTTCACTTACCCAGAGTGGTGCAAGTACACCGTTTATAAATTGATTGGTGATCGCGTTGTTGGTTTCTCTGCAAAAGAATATTGGCTAGAGAATTACGCCACTCAAAGCAAATACTCTGAAATGCCAAACGCTATGTGGGCAAAGCGTATTTATGGTCAATTGGCAAAATGTACCGAGGCACAAGCTTTACGCAAAGCATGGCCTGAGATTGGTCAAGAGCCTACAGCGGAAGAAATGGAAGGCAAACACTATATTGAACGTGACATAACGCCCGCTAAGTCAGAGCCAAAAGCCATTCAAGCCCTACCCGCTTACTCACAAGATCAAGTTAATGATAACGCTAACAAGTGGGCTAACGCCATTCAAGCAGGCAAGGCAACACCAGAAAGCATAATTAACATGATTAGTAGCAAATACACGGTTTCAGAAGAAATCGCTAATCAAATTGAAAATCTTACTCAGGAGGTTTCGGCATGAAACAAATTATAAACGTAACTCAAGGATCAAGCGCTTGGTTAAAAATTCGCGCCAGTGTTGATATGACAGCCAGCGAAGCAACAGCCGCACTTGGTTTGAGTAAATTCATGAGCCGTTCTGAATTGCTTCACATGAAAGCCACCGGTGAAGTGCCAGAGGTTAATGCCAGCAAGCAAAGAATATTCGATCAAGGCCACGAAGTTGAAGCCCTTGCCCGTCCAATTATTGAAGCGCAAATTGGTGAAGAACTTTATCCAGCAACAATTACAAATGAAATTGAAGGGCTGTTATTACTAGCCAGTATGGACGGTTTAGCCATGATGCAAGACATTGGCTGGGAGCATAAATTATTTAATGCTGAACTAGCGACTATGGTTGCCGCAAATGAAGTGCCTGACACTCACTGGCCGCAACTTGAGCAACAGTTGCTAGTTGCTGAATGTGATTCTATTTATTTTACTGTGTCAGATGGCACAGAAGAAAATATGGTCACTACTCAATACGTTTCCTCACCTAGTCGCAGAAAGCAACTTATTGAAGGCCTGAAGCAGTTTAAAGCCGACTTAGCCAACTATGTACCAGAAGCCAAGGCCGAAAAAGTAAGCGCTGAAGTTATCCGCGACTTACCCGCCATTACTTACAAAATGAATGGCTTAAGCCTTGTTTCTAACCTTGATGACTATAAAGCGGCCGCTAATAACCTGGTTGAAAAGTCTCGTCAAATTATCGAAACCGATCAAGATTTTGCTAATGCTGAAGCCCGTCAAAAGGTTTTCACCAAAGCGGAAAAGGATATTACTGAATTATGTGATCGCGTATTGGGCGAAGTGGCCGACATTGACGCATTCACCAAAGATTTAAAATACATCGGTGCCCAAATCAGAGAAGCCCGTTTATCTGAAGCTAAGCAAATCACTAAACGCAAAGAAGATATTCGCCTTGGTATTTTAACCGATGCAAAAGTCGAGATTGACAAAGCAATCAATGACGCAGAAACGCGCGTTGAGTGCCGTTTACCTGACTTGGTTTGTGACGTTCTTCAATCGATGAAAAACAAGAAAACCATTGAGAGCCTTAAAGATGCAGCGGCAACCGAAGTTGCAAACGGTAAAATTGAGATTACCAATTATCTCAGCACTGCCCTATCAAATATGGCAACTATCCGCGAATTGGCGCCAGACCATAAGCACCTGTTTAATGACTGGCCAAGCATAGCATTCAAGGCTAACGATGATTTTACCGCATTAGTTAAAACGCGTTTGATTGATGAACAAGCCAGAAT